GGTTACTTCTTTGACCCAGAATCAGAAATCGAGATGGCCAGAGATTGCGCCGAATCCTTTCAAAAATACATCAATCAATCAGAGAAAAAAAAGAAAAAATGAGCGAAAGTAATAAAACTTACATTGTGTGCCACGGAGAGAAAGTTGTGGAACTTCATGCCTTTGGACTAAGCAGGGAAGAGGCAACTCTTGAGTCCGAAAAACTAACGGGCCAAGGATACAACAACGTTCGTATTCGCTTGGAAGATCCCGTTCATCCGACTTGGCCGCTTAATTTTGACGCACAATGAATGAGACAGAAACCATGCTTCGCGAAGCCCGCGACAAATGTTACAGGCTACGAAGGGATCGTTTAGCTATTACAAGATCTTATTTGGATGTATCAGAAATGCTTGATAAGGCTATAGATGGCCTCAAAGAAATTGCCAAGATGGACACCTCACAAGGGGCCAGTACGCAACAATGCGGAGCCGTCTTAATTGCTATGAATACTTTGCAAGAGCTTCAATGAATATTGTCTTTGCCTACCACAACGGAGATGCCGAATTGGCTATGGAGTCAGCCAAGGCGATTACAGCTTTTGGCATCAACATGCGACATAAGGCGACTTTATGCTGCACGAAGGATACATCTGGAGCTTCGGACATCATCTATGAACTAAAGAAAAGTTTTCCTGAAGTTGACCAATTGTTCGCCCAAGACGGATTTGACGGCTGGCCTCTTGGCCCAAACCAGATGTTTGCCGATGTAGCTGCTGCAATGTACCCAACCAATACCCCGTTCTACTTCTGGGAGCCAGATTGCGTTCCGATGAAAGAAGGATGGGCTGACGATCTCGACGTTGAATACCACAAACAGGTCGGTATTCTTGGTCACCTTTACGAGGGTGGCATGGCATCCAACGGAAAAAACATCTACAAGATGATCGTTGGAAGCGCGGTCTATCCTGCTAATTTCTTGGACTTTTGTCCTTCGGCCCAATCTCTATCAACCTACAATTTGGCCTATAGGGAATCAGGAAATGTTCCAGAGCCTTGGGACGTTCGTTGTCGCTGGAACTTCATGGAGATTGGCCGCGACACGCCTCTTATCCGAACCTACTGGAAAAGCGTTAACTACCAATGGAAGGATGGGAAAATTGTGTTCTTTGCTGCTGATCCAGAAGCCCAAGCGGTTCAGGGTGTTACTTGCCCAGACAGAGTTATATCCAGCCAAGCCGTGGTCATTCACGGGTGTAAGGATGGATCTCTCCACAAAATGGCGCAAGAGGGATTTCCAATGCCGTCAGATTCCACGGGATTAAATACCCCATCGAATTCGATGGGATTAAAAAGGGGGGGGCAAATTGCCACCCCCCTTGTGCAAAGCGTCAACAATGATGCACAAAGTCCTACAGTTTGCAACAATACCTCAGATGTGAGCAATTCGCCAGAAGTGGCGACAAAATCAAAATCTACTCTAAAGCCAAAAAATAACTCGTCACAAAAGGCGAAAAAGAAGCGAGTTATCTCTGAGGTGGAGCGCGAACGCCGCAGGCAGGCGATGATGGAAATTTTGCAAAGAAAGCGTGAACGAAAGGCCCAAGAGGCTGTCTAACGCTTCCTATGCAAGAAGTCATCTTTGAACCATCCGCCGAAACAGCCATCCTTTCCTGCCTCTGTCATGCTCCGTCAGAGGATCAGCGTGAGATCCTTTTATCCATAAAGGAAGATCATTTCTACCTTCAGGAGAACAAGATCATCTTTCGGGCGGTCATGCGCTGTATCGCCAAGGGGATGCAGGCAGACATCATCAATGTTAAAGGAGAGATCGAAGCCGCCAACGAATACGATATCGTCGGGGGTGAACAAAAGATTACAGAAGTTGCAACTTCGTGTGTAGCCCACAACAACTGGAAACGCTACTACCCCAAGCTGGAAGAGGCCCGCTACAGAAGGTCGTTGGAATACTTGGCCAATGACATGGTTCACAAAGCCAGAGATCGCGAACTAAAGATCGAAGAACTCAAGAATTGGTCGGAAACCACTGTCATGCGGGCTGACTACGAGATGGATGATGGCAGCAAGCTGTCTATTAACAATGCCTTGGATCGCGCTGCCCAGAACATCGAATCCACGATTGCTGGAAAACCCTGTATCGGCATTCGCACTGGCATCACTCCATTGGATGACCTTCTTATGTTTGGCTTGCGTGGCGGGGACATGGTTGTCTTGGCTGCGAGACCAGCGGTTGGTAAGACGGCCAGCGCCCTTCAGATTGCCGAAAACGTGGCACTCAACCAGAAGAAGCGGGTATTAATCTTCTCTTTGGAAATGACAAGCGTTGCCCTCATGGAGCGCATGATCCGCTCGCGGGCGCGTGTGGGTGCTGCTGACATCTTATCTGGTCGGGTAACCCCGCATCAGAAACAATCTCTCGGACGGGCTGTGCAGGAAATCCAAGCATCCGAAATCATTTGCGACGATAGCTCGGCCAAATCTATCGGCTATCTCAAGGCGGTGGCCCGCCGTGCCCACCAACGCACTCCGCTAGACCTCATCATCATTGACTACCTCCAGTTGGTCAAGGGCGACAGCAAGCGCGGAAAAGACAATCGCGTGTGCGAGGTTGAGGAGATTAGTGGCGGAATTAAGGATCTAGCCAAAACCCTCAAGGTTCCTGTTTTGGTGTTGGCTCAACTAAACCGCGACCCCGACAAGCGCGGAGGACGCCCAAGCCTTTCAGACCTCAAGGGATCTGGAGCCATCGAACAAGACTCAGATATCGTCATCATGCTTCACAGCGAAGACGCCCAAGACCATGAGCAGAATCCTACCATGGAGTTTATTGTCGGCAAGCATCGTGACGGCCCCACAGGCGTGGCCAACATGAGCTTCAATAAGGCGATTACCCGATTTGAGATGGCGTAGCCTTCCAGCAATGGGATGGGAAGTTCAATCCTTCACCCGTCTGTGCATCAAGTGGAAGATGGACTGAGACCGCATTGTAGCAACCACAGATCCCACAGGCTTTAAGTTGCTGGTCATAAGTCGTTGTCTTTGCTCCTGCAATATGGGGCAGCATACCAGCAATCCCCTTACAACCCCAACATCCAGAAGTTGAAATCTGATATGGACAAGCAGCGCATATTTTAGCTCTTCGTTCAGCCTCATCTTGATCAACGAGTTGAAATTTGTTGTCCTTGGCAAAATGATACATTGCCTTGACCCATCGTACAATTTCACCAAATCCAAGAGTTTGTTTGGCCGTTGAACAAGGAACACAGTTGGTGCTTCCAGCAAGCCTGTCACAAAGATTGTGTTCTATTTGTGACACAAGATCCGTTGGGGGTGTTATTCCTCTGGATATTAAAAGCTTCTCACAATTCGCAACCATATCATACCAATCACCTCCGCGAACGGGCTCGCCCACAATCGGACAACTTACCCACCATCCCTGTGGCGGAACATCCGATTTCCTCTCGTAGCAAAATTTGGGCGCTTCACTCATTGACAACCAACTCCGCTTCATAAGTGTTGTTTTCGGGAATCTTCATGGAATCCAGTTTGGTTGCAATATTAATCTGAATTGCATTTTGCTGATTATTGCCCTCAGAAAAGTTTATAGATGCTGCTTCTGCCAACTGCTTGATATTTCTCATCATACCAAGAGCTTCCATGCCATCTAGGTCTTGCGCGGCATCAGCGGCTTTTACCAGAACCCTGCCAGTCAGAAACTTGATCGATTTTTTCATGGTCTCCAATGAAGCCGTAATTTCCGACATCAAAGTGGGAACGCCGTCATCCTCCCAAGGGGCTGGAGACTGCTCGTTGACCAGACGCTCTCTGCATTGAATCCAGCGTTGGGTATCCCGCCATAGACAGACAGTAGATTCGCTAACCTTCAGTTCTTCGGCAATATCCCGCATGGTGCGCCCCGAACAATACATGGAGAATCCCTTGATGCATTCCAGCCTGCGTTTCTTATCCATCTCCTCCATTCTGGCGGGAGGGGCAATTAGGGCTACTGGACGCTCCTTATCCCAAGGGTAGAGGTTTTCTGCTTCTGGGTTTTCCTGCCAGACCTTGACGTACTCGTCCCATTTCTCGCTATAGATCATCTTCTCAAGAGTGGGTTTATGCTTGGTATCCAAGGCTTTCATTACCTCTGGTATGCTTCGACCAGCGGCGTATAACCGAAATGCGCTCTGTTTTTTGATGCGATTTTCAATCGAATCCCAATCGCGTTCTGCACTCTTGCGCTTTTTCTCCATCCAGATTAGTGTAGTATAAATTTCATAAATGGCAACAGTTGATCAAGGGATAGAGAAATACGGGAGGTTGTGGTTACCCAAAGACGGACAGGCGATTACGCCAATCCGTATTGAGATGGATGCATTCTTGCAGGGGCTTACACCCGAAGATGGGGGACTAGGAAAGGCCCGCCATTATCGCAATATTGTCTCTGCTATATGGCCAACCTTTCAATGGCACAGGTGGGCAGAACTCAGCGCACAAGCATTCTGTAACCAAGTTTACGAGGTGGACGAGGCAACTGGCAACCGATTTGTCCGAAGCGTAACGGGACTAGCTGGGGGAACAGACTCTGGTAAGTCTTACGGGATGGCGGCATTTGCGCTGGTTAATTGGTTCTGTGACCCAATCAATACAATGACCATTGTGGTCTCTACGTCCAAAATAGACGCCAAGCAGCGTATCTGGGCGGCATTGGTCAAGATGTACCGCGAAGCCCGAAACATGGGACTAGCCTCTGGAAGACTCATTGAGTCTATGGATATCATCAAGCTCTCGGATGAAGAGGGGGCTATTATCGACCCAGAAACGGGGGTTAGTGATGCTTCATCAATCATGCTACTCGCAGCGGGTGACGAATATAAAGATGACGCCCAGAAACGACTTCAAGGTAAAAAGAATCGTCGTATTGTGTTGATAATCGATGAGTTACAAGACTGTTCGCCTTCCGTGATTTCCCAAGCCGTGTGGGGATTTAAGGGCGCTCAAGAACTTTATATCGTCGGCGCTGGTAACCCATCTTCCATATTCGATCCCCACGGGAAGTTCTGCGAACCCATTAAAGGGTGGATGAGCGTGGACGAGAATACCCCAAACTGGAAGATACGGGTGGCTGGTATTGAGGGAGTATGTATCAGATTTGATTCAGAGAACGACAACCCGAACCAACAGTCTTTCGACGCTGGCAAGGGATTGCGCTATCCGTTTCTCCCCAAACCCAATGATGTGGCCTTGGCCCGAAAAGAACTCGGAGAACTCAATCCCCAATATTGGAGGAAGTTCAGGGGCTTCTGGCCTCCCGCCGATGCCGATGACTCCACAATTGTCTCTGATATCCTATTGGCTCGCCATGGGGCACTAGATAAACCGATCTGGGACGGAACCCCGAAAGATATTGCAGGGATTGACCCAAGCTATACTGAAGGCGGCGATAGATTCGTATTTACCCACCTTAAGTATGGAAAGCTTATTAGTGGCAAGTGGGCGATAGCTGTTGAAAAACAGTATGTTCTTAACCGAAGGGCAGGATCTCAAGAGGATTTCCAGTACGAGATGATTCAACAAATCCACGATCTTTCTCTTAAATTGGGTATTCCAAATCAATGGATGGGGGTGGACGCTTCGGCTGGTGGTATCTTCTGGTCAATCGGAGAAAGGGAACTCCTAAAGGGTTGGCACGCAGTAAGTTTTGCTGGCGCTGCATCTGACCTTCCTGTCAGCGCCCAATACGCCATGAGGAACGAAGCCACTGGAAAACCACAAGTCGGAAAAGAATTGTTCCACAACATGGCCTCTGAACTCTGCTTTGCTGCCCGATACTTCCTAGAATGTGAACAACTCAAGGGAATCACCCCAGATCTGGCATGGGAGATGACCCAGAGAAAGTATGTGCGCCGAACCCGAAAGATCATCATTGAGTCCAAGACCGACATGAAAAAGCGGATCGGAAAGTCTCCCGACTTATTTGACTCATTTGCCGTAGGATTATTTGTTGCTCGTAAAGTATTTGGAGCCATGGCTGGTAGTGAGGCGATTGAGGAAAAGAAACGGCTAAACAAGGAGACGTTCAAAAAACTTAAACAAGCCTTGACTATAAAGAAGAATTGGTAGATTCTATTTTCCATTTATGGTTCAACTACCGATTGCCGAAGCGGATATTTGCATATTCCAAGGTGCCACATTTAATCAGACTCTGTTTTATGAGACTGGAGAACCCTCGGCACCCGTGGATCTTACGGGATATACCGCCAAGATTCATATTCGGTCAAAGCCCGAATCCAAAGCACTAATTCTTGAATTGTCCACAACTAATGGTAGAATTGTTTTGAATGAAGCTACAGGATCTATTAGACTATTTATTTCGGCATCTGACACGGCGTCACTCTCGGTCTGTGATAAAGCCGTATATGACCTTGAGCTTTACAACGGGGCCGTCACAACCCGAATCCTGCAAGGCAATGTTATCATTTCACCAGAAGTCACCCGATAAATGAGCAAGATCTGTATCCCCATCCCATCCAGTAGCGTTATCGGCGTTTCTTCGACTCCGATCCAAACCCCAAGCGTCAACATTCTTCGTGTCGAGCCTTCGATTACTGGATTAGAGGGGGGGGGATCGACAAACCTTGACGGATTGGCCACGGTTAGCGGAACCTATGCTGTTGGGATTGTTATTTTTTTAGTTATTGATGGACTTCCTGCAATTTATCAACTAACAAATGGCACTGACGCCGAAAATTTACCATTCGTAGTCCGACCCAATGACTACGATAGCCAAACAGGAACCAAAAGGGTCTGGAAGCGATTAATGTAAAATGAAATATATTTTCTCACTTATTATCGGTGGAGCCTTAGTTGTTTCTGGATTCGGACAAACTCGAAATGTTTTAGTTGGAACCAACAATGCTGTAGTTCAGCCAACTAATTTTTGGAGCGCCGATGCTTCAAATGCTCGTTCGGGGCTTGGACTTGGCAGCGCAGCCACAAATCCAGCATCTGCATTCCAGCCATCTTCTTCCAACCTTTCTAATGTTGCAGCTAATGATGGAGTTGGATTAACAAATCTAAATGCCACTAATCTTGTAGGGACATTGAGCGTTTCTAAGGGTGGAACTGGGTCAACTAATGCTTCTGATGCAAGGTTGTCTTTGGGTCTTGGTACTGCATCAACTAATCCAGCGACAGCTTTTCAGCCCTCGTCTGCTGCACTTTCTAATCTTGCATCCTCTAATGGTGGAATTTTGACAAATTTACAAGCCGAAAATTTGGTTGGAATAATTCCAGCGTCAAATATCTCAACTGTTAATTTTACAAATATTGCAGGAACGCTTTCGATTGCTTCTGGAGGAACAGGTGCCACAAATATTGCAAATGCCAGACAAAATCTTGGATCAACTACGGTTGGAGATGCAATTTTTACAGCTTCTAATGCCGTAGCAGCAAGAGCGACCTTATCTCTTGGAACAGCATCGACCAGTGATATCACATCTTTTCAACCAGCCAACGCCAATCTAACCAATCTTTCAACAAATAATGGATCTTCTCTGAGCGGAATATCGATTTCTGGCATAGTTAATTTGCAATCTAATCTTGATACAAAACTTGCAATTAACGGTAATGCAAGTGGCTTGACCAACATTACGGCAGCAAATATTAATGGTACCGTTGCCTTGGCTTCAAATATTACTGGAATTGTTTCTATTTCTAATGGTGGCACTGGAACCAACACTGCATCTGGCGCAAGAGCATCTTTGGGGGCAACAACTATTGGCGCTGGTCTTTTTACACTAGCAAATCCAAGTTCGGTTAGATTTATCCGTCTTAATGCCGATAATACGGTTTCTTCGCTTTCTGATTCTGATTTTAGGACGGCTATTGGTTTGGGAACTGCATCAACTAACCCCGCAACAGCCTTCCAGCCAGCAGATTCTGATCTTAATGCGCTTGCAAGCAACAACGGGGGAAGCTTAACCAATTTGCAATCTACAAGTATTGTTGGGATAATTCCAGCGTCAAATATCTCAACTGTTAATTTTTCAAATTTAGGAGGAACTCTTGCAATTTCTTCGGGTGGAACAGGAGCGACTAATGCGGGTGGAGCTAGGACAAATCTCAGCCTCGGCTGGTCGGCACTAACCAACACCAATTCCGCCACATCACTACTCGGCCACACTACCAACGGAACAGTAGTCTACACTGGGCCAGATTATCTGGCGTTTACAAACTCAGACGTTATATTCAACAGGCTCACAATTGGAAATCTACTATTTATGGGGGACGCAAGTGGTCTGTTTATTGATGGAGATGCGTCAATATTTCTTGGAACCGCCCTAACAAAATCAAATTTTCGTAATGAGCTTGGTCTTGGATGGTCTGCTCTCACCAACACCAACGCCGCGAATTTTAGGACGAACATTGGTCTTGGTACAAACAATCAGGCTCAATTTCAATCAATTTTACTAGGGGTAAATGGAACCATTCAGGCTCCAACAGGCGGTTCTATTAGTCTAGAGTCTTGCACATTCCCCACCATAAATGTTGGATCGTTTGGGCAACTCTCTACAGCCTTTAATGGAACAAATTATTTTATGCGTGTTCGCGGCCCGAACTCTAATGTGATTGAAGCATTTGATGCTGTGGTGAATTTTTTAGCTCCAATAAGTTTTAACGATCCTTATGCAGCGCAAACCCGCACCAACCTCGGACTCCCCCTTGCAGCCCTCACCAACACCAGCAACGTCACGGCAATGCGGGCGCTGTCGGGCTCGACCGACACGAACCACCCGTTCTCTGGATCGGTGTCGGTAGTCGGAACCAACAACACCAACACGCTCGTTTTCTCAAACGGCATTTTGCAAGCGGTGCAATGATCCACGAGCTTTCAGATTTCTTGACCCGCCCTGCGGTGGCCGTGGCATCCTCACTCGGTAGCGTGATCGTTTCGCTGCTTCCGCATTTAGAGACGGGCATGAGGCTTGGGACGCTTGGATGCGGTTTGGCAATCGCCGTGTTAGCACTTGGCAAAGCGTGGAGGGACAGGAACAAATGAGCGAACTTTACGGCAAGTGCCCCGCGCAAGTTGATCTCTGTTTGCCGCAGGGCCAGACCTGGGACACAACCCTGCTCTGGGAAGCAGACGGCGAGCCCGTGAACCTAACGGGCTGGACGGCGCGCATGATGCTTCGCGCCACGGCAGAAGCGGCATCGCCCACCGTTTCGCTCTCTACCGCGACCAGCACAATGACCGCCGCCAGCAACGGCGTGATCGGATTGTCTTATTCGGCCATCTCGTCTGCCACGATCACAGCAGCAACCTACCTTTACGATCTGGAAGTGGTCAACCCATCCGGCGCTGTCCGCAGGCTGATGGAGGGCCGCGCCGTGGTGAGCCGCGAAATCACCCGCTAACGTCATGGGCGAAACGATTACCATACGCACAGGCGCGGCGACCGAAGTCATTAAGGTCATCGAGCAAGGCCCACAAGGCCCGCAAGGCGCAACGGGCAGCGGTCTGGGCACGCTCACCACCCAAGGCGACACTCTCTATCAAGGCGCTTCATCCGCACAACGCCTGCCCATCGGCACGGCAGGCCAAATTCTAAAGGTCAACAGCGGCGGCACGGCCCCCGAATGGGGCGCAGCCCCGGCGAGCGGTGTGTCCAGCGTGAATGGGGAAACGGGCGCGGTGACGCTGGACGCGGCGGATGTTAACGCGATTGCCTTTCCAAACATTTCATCGCCGTCTATCTCTGGCGACACGGTTCTCACGGCATCGCGCAACCAACTGCGCTATCTCACGGCCACGGGCGGAACTGTTGCAAATATAACGCTGCCCTACAGCGGAAACCAAAACGGTGACATCTGCACATTAGTCGCGGCTTTCGTGGGAGGTTCGTCGGTCGGTCAATTTACCATACGGGCAGCAGGACAAATGGCGGGAGGCTCGCCATTAGGATACAGCACACTTGCTATGCTGCTCTCAAGCGGCGAATCCGTTTCGCTAGTGTCCGATGGTTCAAACGGTTTCGGCGGATGGAGCA